TTGGCATCAACTAATATACGACCATGTTATTATGATGCTACCGCAGATGCATTTTTAGGTATTAAAGCAGATAATTACACTGCTGCTACTAAAAATTTAGATAGCGATTTTGATGCTAATACTAATATTGGTATAGTAAAACGCGAAATGCGTAGGCGTTTTAGAATTAATCCAGTTTCATTTAGCCAAGATGGTAGTACAACTTTTTCTACTCCCCAAAATTTATTAATGGATTCTTATGCTGCACAAGGCATGGTGCATGATTTTGTAAATGCAACAACTGCTCAAGCTAAAAACTTTTATGCTAATTTTGCAGCAGAGCTTGGTAAGATAAATGATGTGGATTTAGATGTTAAAGGTACAGTAACAACACCAAATCAATCTGGAACTGTTGCATTATTATTACGAATTAGTTATAGCGGAGCATCTGGAGATTATATAGTTGAAGATGTAGCTGGTGGTTTTAGCGCAGTGCAATTTGTTCATTCAAGTTTAATAAATTCAGATGCAACCACAGCAGTTTCAGACACTGATTATTCTAGTATTGGATTAGGCTCAATTACAAATAATAATATTAATACAATAAATTTAAGCAGTACAATATCAAGTAGTGCCATAGAAAGATCCTTAACACTTACAATTACTGATTGCGTATTGTATTTAGATGTACAACATTCTTATGATGAAGATAAAGCAAATACAAATGTTAGTATTTCTAATTTATCTAGCCTTAAATATCTTTACTTACCCATCGATGGACTAACTGCATCATGGGATAGTGGCGCAATAAGTCATGGCCACGATGCGCATAGAGATTTATTGCAACGCTTTGCAGGTGTATCTAGTTCTGATCCAGTTGGCTGGAGTGACCTTAATGATGACAGAGCAATAGATAATTGGAAAATACGATACTGGCAATTAGAACCAGTTAAGTTAAAAGAAAAGTTAGATAAATTAGCTTATGAGTTTGGTTTTGTAGCAAAATACACTGCTACAGAAGAATTAAAGTATATCTATGTAAAACAATCTAGTGAATTAAGTGCAACATTGAATTTAACAAAAGATGACATAAGCAATGTAAATATTGCAACTACTGGTATTAATAATGTTATTACAGAAATGAAAATATCTAATAAGTTGCATCCAGCAGTTTCTAATAGATATTATGATACAGTAACTGGTAAAAATTCAACTTCAAGAATTAAATATAGTTTAGGCGATAAAGAAGGCATACAAAATGTAAATTTAGATGCACATGTCGGTGCAATACCTACTAGTGCAGCCGATGATTGCAACGCAGATTTTTATTCATATTATGATAATATTCTTGGTGACATTAAAATGCTTGTATCATGTGATATAGTAAATCCAGCAAAAGGTTATCAATTAGAAACAGGAGATATAATCACGTTTACAGATATGCCAGTTGAATTATTTAATACTAGCTTTAGTGCTAGTATATTTTTTATGATTGTAGAATATAAACGCTCACCTGGAAAGGTAAGTATTACAGCAAGAGAGGTAGGATAATGGCTAATCAAAACATACGTACACCAAGATTTTATACTGACTTAATTAATTATCATAGAGCTAGAGGATCAGCAATTGGCAGTGTGACAGCTACCAATGCATCTAATCAGTTTATTGGATTACCAACAAGCAATAATGTTGGTGATTTGTTAGATTTGCGACCATTAAACCAAGTTACGTTTGATACTAGCGCAGATACAGATGGTCATGTATTATTTAATTTTTCATTTACTACATCTAGTTACAAACAAACTTATGTGGCTATCCTAAATCATAATTTAAATAGTTGCGATGGAAGATTTAAAGTATTTGCAGGTAGTGCATCTAGCGATATTTCTGCTTTAAATGGTGCTAATATTGATATTACTAATCCAGATACAGATGCAGAATGGAATAATATAACTACAAATGAAATAGTAAATGCTGATACTATTGCAGCTTCAGATAGTAATAAAACAGTGACAGTGACACCTGCTTCTGATGGTTCGACAATCTTAACATTTGATGAACAAGATTTACGTTATTGGGCAATACAGTTTGAAGGTAATACTGCATGGGATTCTAGCACAGATTTTAAATTAGGCGGTGTAATGATAGGTGAGCATTTTGACATGCCACAATCACCAGATCTACAACTTACAAGACGCATCCATTATGATAAAGTAGATATTCAAGAATCATTAGGTGGTCAAAGATTTGCGAATGCAACTAGTTTTGGACGTACAGCATCCAGTACATCGAAAAGTCCATTTTCATTAGGTACATATGGACAAACTACGTATGGTGGTAGGATTATTTATGACATGAATTTTAGTTTTTTACAAGCAAGTGATTTATTACCTAATGAAACCACAGTATATCAATTTGCAAATGATTCTGTTATATCTGATGCTTGGAATCTAACAGATGGACCACATAGACCATTTATTTTTAGTATTGATAATACCAGCACTGGTACAAACGCAGAATCAGAGCATATGTTTGCTAGATTTAATCAAGACTCACTTGATATGCAGCAAGTTGCGCCAGATGTATATAATATTAGTTTGAGTATCGCAGAAGAGTTCTAAAATAATCCTTGCCAAGTGTTGACAAAGTTTCTTAGTTTCTGTCAACACTATGAAAGAATTAAAACAACATATGAGAGAGTGTGGTTTTTCACAAAATCAATTAGCTAAACATATTGCACTCGATAAGTCCATGTTATCATTAATGATGAATGGCAAAAGAAAATTTAGACATGAACATAAGGTCCGCATTGCGCGTGTACTTGGCATTAAGATGGATTTTATTAAATGGCCTTATTAGATTTGCTCCATAAGACATGGGCAGTACCACTTTTAATAGTGTACCCACAACTACACTCTCTCTCTCTTAACACTATTAGGTGCTGCCCATGATATACGAAATAATTATTCAAGATAAAGATGAGCGATTTCAATTTGCTCAAGATTGTCGCAAAATATTCGATAAATCGGATACATATCAACCGCAGTCAAAGCAATCAGATGTAGGTGTTCGAGCAGAAATAACCGAACAGCAATATAAAAAAGTGATTGCTTTATTAGATAGACGCGGATATTCATATAAACTAATAAAGGAGTAATCGATGAGTGGTTTACTTAATGCTGATTATAACGTGCCTTCCAGTGGTGAAAGCAGTTATATGAAGTTTGTAAAAGGTGAAAATAGATTCCGAATATTAGATACACCAGTAGTTGGTTATCAATATTGGCAGGATGATAGGACACCAGTTCGTATTAAACTAGCTAACGAAGCACCTGCTGGTGAGAAGCCAAAACATTTTTGGCAAGTACCAGTATGGAATAATGATCAAGTAAAGATACTGGATATTACGCAGGCTACTGTGCAGAAGCAGTTGCTAGAGTTGGATCGTAATAGTGAGTGGGGAAACCTATCACAATACGATGTGATTGTTACTAGAAATGGCGATGGTATGGACACTACCTACACTGCAACGCCATGTCCTAAGTCACCTATGACCGATGAAATAACGAAGGCTTACAAAGAGTTTAAAGCCGACTATGATCCAAACGCAGTATTTGAAGGAAACGCCGCTACCCAAGAAGAAGAGCTACCTTTCTAAATATGCCTTCTTCCGCATCCAGAAAAGGCTACAAAGGTGAAGTCGAGGTCGTAGAATTGCTCCGCGATCTTGGCTTCACCGCCGAGCGTTCATGGGGAAGTGATGGGCGCAGCTTTGGCGAAAAGAGTGATATAGATGTCAAAGCTACTAAAGGCGATCTTACCATCCTGGTACAAGTAAAGAGAAGAAAAAAGATCGCAGGATTTTTAGATTTTAAGAATGCAGATGTAGTGATGGTCAGGCAGGATAGAAAGCCTTGGCTATGGATTGCAAAGCATTCATGGATGAAAAATTTATTTAAACGCGGAGTCGTAGAAACCCATAACCAAGAAAATGGCGTGTCTAATGATCGTGATAGTCAAGACTCCGCGAAATTTAAGGAGAGAGAATAATGCCATATCCAATGAAACCTAAAGCAGCTATGGTTGCTATCGTATCAAAGAGTGTATTAAAAGCACTAGAAAAGCATATTCCAGATGAAGATAAGCGTGTCGATGTTGCGCTGGATGTATGTGATGATATTTTAAGAACGTTACAACGCAGAAATACTGATGATAAATAGATCAGTGTGGCTCTGCACACCTAAAGGCAAGTTAGTAAAAATGTATTACGATTTTAAAAAGTCTTTTATAAAATCATATACTAAAGGTGGAGTGGTAGAGCTAAGAAAGTGGGGTTGGGATATTGAAAAACTTAATAATAGGAGAGATAAATGAAGTTTCAAAAATACAAAAATAAAATACTTGATAAATATATAAAAAAATATGGAAGCATAGAAAATGCAGTGTTTGAGATGGATGCACATATTAAATCACTTAAATTAGAAATAAAAGTAATAAGACCACATATTAACTGGGATACATTTGAATGAAATACAAAGAATTTAATCAATTAAGAGATAGTTTTTTTAAAACTGCATCTGAGGTAAGTGATAACAAATCAATCGAGTACACCATTAGTAATGATGATAAACTATACAATTTTAAGCACGTAGCGAATCGGCTTGGAATTACACCAAAGCAGGCACTAATGGTATATGTATTGAAACATGTTGATGCGCTGGCTAACGATGCAAAGACAGGCAAAACCCATAGTGATGAAACCACATATAATCGTTGTCTCGATGTGGCCAATTACATGGTGCTTTTGGCTGCTATCGATAAGGAAAATCCACATGCAAGTAACACTAAGCCAAATGGAGTTGCGGATAGCGAAGGGCGTAGCACAAGCAAAAATGAATCAGAATCAACGCAATGGAGTGACATCTCGCGGTCTGCGTGATTTAACCATAGATATGCGTGGAGTGTGCGGAGAACTCGCTGTGTGTAAAAAATATAATGCCTATCCTGACTTTGTGATTGGACCACATTACAGTGGTTATGATCTTAGTATTAATGATATAAAGATTGATGTTAAGACTACAAAGTATAATCCTGGGTATTTACAAGCAAAGCTAAAAAAGAATGTAAAAGACTGTGATGCATTTATATTAGTGCATGATGCAAGTCCTGTATTTACGTTGCTAGGCTGGGCAAAGTCTGAAGAATTACTCTCTGAATCAAATATAAAGGACACTGGCTATGGTCCTAACTATAATATTGATAGTAGTTCCTTAACATCAATGGATTTCTTTGAACCTTATATTGAGTGGAAGCAAGATGCGAAGTCAGTTTAAAGGTGCGTTGGGTGAACTTGCAGTTCAAAAAGATTTAATTATGCAAGGTTATAATGTGTATCATCCTATTGTAGATGCAGATCAAGTAGATCTGGTAGTTGAGATGTCTAATGGTGCAATGAAACGAGTGCAGGTTAAATCAGTATTGGAAGTATCCAGAGGTACAGCAGTAGAAGTAAATCTAAGTAAATATCGCAATACTAGACGCGTTGATGTAGTGGCAGTATACTATGTACCTAAAGATATAGTTGCGTATGTACCATACGAAAATACGCATGCATTGTGCCTTGCGCTGAGTACAGGTAAGAATAATCAGAGCAAAGGCAGAAAATGGTTTTATTCTTACGAAAGGTTTCCAGAGTTTAGCTGATGATGAAAGTGATTTCACTTGGTTTGGGTGTGCAAAGCACTGCTTTATATTTTTTAAGCAGCACTAAAATGATTGAAAGAGCAGATCACGCAGTTTTTGCTGATCCTGGTGCAGAGTTACCAAGAACCTATGAAATATTAGAAATGTTACAAGAGTGGGCAAAATATAATGATGGTATACCAATACATGTTATTAATGAGAGAAACTTATTACAAGATATATTAAAAAAGCAAAATTCGCAAGGTGCAAGATGGGCATCAATACCAGCATTTAGTGAAAGTGGTGGGATGGTAAGAAGGCAATGTACAGGAGAATATAAAATACAACCAGTTATTAAAAAGGTAAGAGAATTGCATGGTTTAAAACCACGACAAAGAATGCCAAAGACAGAAATGTGGTTAGGTATTACTTTAGATGAAATTCAACGAATGAAAGAAAGTCAATTACCAAGAATTGATTATAAATATCCATTAATAGATCAAAGAATGAGTAGAGGAGATTGCATGAAAGTTTTTAAGCGATTCTCTTTTCCAATCCCACCTAAGTCATCCTGTACGTTTTGTCCTTATCATTCAGACAAAAACTGGAAAGAAATAAAAGATAACCACCCAAAGGAATGGGAGCAATGCGTGGAAGTAGATAATGCTATAAGAGATTCATCAAAAAGAGGTTTAAAAGATAAAATGTATTTACATAGATCACTAATACCATTAGAAAGAATAGAATTTGCAGATCAACAAGAATTGTTTATGTGTGAAGAAGGATTTTGTGGCTTATGATAGAATATTACGCAGGAAGTATCCAGTATGATACTGAAGATTTACAAACGGCCGATGAGGTTATTACAAGGTTAGACTTAAAAGATTTAATTAAAGACCTTAAAAAGTTAAAAAGTTTAAGAAGAGGTGGAGAGCTATTGTTTGCTGCGCAGGTGCAGTATGATGGTTCTGAAGTAGATATAACTAACCAAGTAAGGAAAGAGATTAATGGATAATGTCTTGCAGTGGGGCAGAAAAGTTTTTGCTTTAAATAAGATAAAAGATAGAAAAAATACTGATGCATATAAAGCTGATGAGCATATATATTATTGCAATGTTTGCAAAAGATGTTGGGAAAAATCTAAGCAAACAACTAAGTACCATATAGAGTATTACGAAGATTTTGTTACATATGGAAAAGAAAGAAAGATTTGTAATCAATGCACACCTGACTCAAATGTCTAGAAGGATGACAAATGTATTTTCCTTCGTTTGGCTTTGGTATGGGCAGCCATGTCAGGTGTGAAACTTTTAGACCTATTTAGTGGCATAGGTGGATTCCATTTAGGCTTTGAACGTGCAGGCTTTGAGTTTGATTACGTTGGATTTGCCGAGGTAGACAAATATGCCAGTGCAGTATATAAATATAACAATCCATTTGCAGAGGAGTTAGGAGATGTTAAATCTATTCGATCAGAAAACCTTCCCAAAATCGACATTATCACTTTTGGATCACCTTGCCAAGATTTTAGTATCGCTGGAAAGCGCGCTGGGGCAACTGAAGGAACGCGCAGTTCTCTTATCTGGGAAGCAATTAGGCTCATCGATGAGTGCAAACCACGTGTTTTTGTCTGGGAAAATGTTAAAGGAACATTCTCCTCAAACAATGGCGCAGACTTTTGGGCAATTATCCAAGCCTTTACCAACATTGGGAGCTATAGACTCGAATGGCAACTGCTTAATACACGCTGGTTTCTACCCCAAAATAGAGAGCGGTTATACCTTGTCGGATATACTGGAGACAGAGGTGGACGATCGGTATTTCCTATCGGAGAAGATGGTAACTCATTTAACTCAAAACGCAAGACAAACGCCACCTATTCATCCACGATAACTGCACGATATCATAAAATGGGAGATATGGACACGTATATAGATGAAAGTAATGCAAATTTGATACAAACATTCACAGAGCGCAGTTTTGATGGAAAACGTGCCGATGGTGGCAGAGCAATACGTTACCACAAAGTACCAGGAGAAACACCTTGCCTTTCAAGTCAAATGGGAATGGGCGGTAACAATGTGCCGATGATGGTTCAACCAGTAATCGATCCACGAAGGCACAATAAATCACAGAATGGCCGTTTAATTCAAGAAGATGGCGAAGATATGTTTACGCTTACGCAACAAGATCAGCATGGAGTGAAGATCAGTTATCATCAAAAACATAAAACACAAACAAAGCGCATATATAATGATTATGGTTTAGCACCAACTTTGCCATCTCGTGGAGAAAAAACAGGACAAAACTCGCCAATTATAAATAGCAATACTTCCATACGCAGACTTACACCAGTAGAATGTATGAGACTGCAAGGCTTTCCAGATAATCATAATGAGTTTGGATTGTTAAATGGTAAGAAGGTGGCTATTAGTGATACACAAAGATATAAACAAGCTGGTAATGCAGTGACTGTGGATGTAGTTGCAGCAGTAGCTAGGAAAATAAAGGAGTTATTATGAGTTTTTGGTTGCAATCATTATCCGAGAATGGATTTGATGTATTTACCTTAGTATACATCGCAGTTTTGCTTATTGTGTATCATTATTTGATGCGCTGGTTTAATAATCAAAAGTTTAAGCACTTGGAAAAAGTTATGGTAGAAAGATCAGAAAAAATAGAAGAAATGCTATTAGAAATTTATGATGAGGTAGAAAAATGATATTAATAGATATATCAGAATACCTGCTAAATGGAATACTAGCACTTATATTAGTGCATTATATATTATTTTTAATCAATAGATACAAAAGGAACGAGAATGAGTAAAACAAAGCTACATGGACAAAATTATGTCCTTCAGAATGGCAATCGTGCTAGTTCTGTAACTACAATCATCAACGCTATGTTAGGATGGAATAAGAATACGTTGATTGCGTGGGCAAAGCGGATGACTGCGCAGGGTGAGGATGCTGATGCAGTAATGCGTGAAGCAGGTCGCGAAGGAACGTTGACACACCTATTAATACAAGGTTTTTTTCAAGGTTTTGATGTTGACACGCGTGATTTTACACCAAATCAAGAAGAAAAAGCACTAAAAGCCTTTTTTGGCTTTAAGTCATGGTATGAAAAAGCAGGCATGAAAATATTAGCCAGTGAACTTGTCCTGGTAAATGAAGAGTTGCAGGTTGGTGGCACAGTAGATGCCATTGCTAAGAAAGATAATGAATTGATTGTGGTAGATTGGAAAACTTCAAAAGGTGGACCATACCCAGAAATGATTTGCCAGCTAGGCGCGTACACGTTTATGTATGAAGCTGCGCAGCCAAAGGCTAAAGTATCTTATGGTATTATAATGCGTTTTGGCAAGGAAGATGGAAAGTTTCATCAACATGTTATTGATCGTAAAAAACTAGACGCTGGTGCGCAGGTTTTTAAGCATTGCTGCGCATTAAATAAGTTGCGCAGTGCGCTGTGATTCGCCCACAGGATGTATTTACTCGCATATCTCGTAATGGTGACAGAGCTTGGTGTCCTTTATGTGATCTAGGATCTAATCGTCCTCAAGGCACAGTACAAATTAACGAAGATTATGCTCACTGTCATAAGTGTCAGCATGCTTGGGATTTTAATGACGAAAAAATACAGAAGAGAGAAGAATACGTATTAAAAAATACTAAGGCTGTTGTATCTGTCGATAAAGGTGGCTACGCAGATGCGCGGAATGCGTTTATAAATTCATGGCAAAAGTTTGTAAAGGCTATGGACCTGCCTTGGAATGATCAATGTCTTAAAATGCCTGTAGGCGTGCGTAAAAATGATGATGGTAAGCCACAGTTAGTATTTCAAATTAATGATAATCATGTAAAGCATCATAAAGGAAAGCAGTTCGGTGATGCGCAGTGTAAGATGTTTGGGACTCCGCAACTTCTCAAAGACTATCTTATATTGTGTGAAGGTGAAAAGGATGTAGTCACCGCATACTGCCAAGGCGCACCTGCGATCACGTTTACGTCTGGTGCAGGTGCGCTGCCTGCTGAATTAACCTTGCCTACAGGATATAATAAACTATATATCATATACGATAACGATGAAAAAGGTATAGAAGGCTCGAAAAAGGTAGCAAAACGGCTGTTTTCTAAGGAATTGGAGTTGTATGCCGTTGATTGGAAAGACAAACCTTCTGGCTATGATATAACTGATTGGTTTAGTGATGGTAATACGCTGGAAAAACTGCTTAGTTTGTGTGTTAGGTATGGTGAGAGCGCAGTGGATTTGGGTGGTATGCAGTCGTTTAGCATGTCGCAGTTTCGGACCACATTCAATCAGTTGCCAAGGCCGATTATTGATTCGTTGTTTTATGATGGTGATATTATGGGCATCGCAGGTGGTACGAATGTGGGTAAGTCGGTGTTTAGTTTGCAGTTATCAATGTGCCTTGCTATGGGTGTGCCGTTTATGAACTATCGGATTCCTACTGCGCAGCGTGTGTTGCATGTGCAGTTTGAGTTGAAGGATGAAAGTTTTAGTGGCCTGATCAGGAATGTAAGTAAGCCATTGATGGACCAGTATCCGATTGAGTCGGAAAATCTTGATAAGAACCTGCGCTTTACTGGTGATGGGCAGTCGAATATTTTCCAGGACAAATGGGATATAATTGACGCTAATTTAGTGCATGAGGATTATGATGTGTTGGTGGTGGATAACTTGTATACTAGTACGCAGTTGTCGATGTCTAAGAACTCGGATATAATGGAGTTGCTGCGTAAGATTGTAAATATAAAGAAGAAGCATAAGGTGGCCATTGTGTTGGTGTCGCATCATAAGAAGATTGGTGAGATGAGTCCACTGGATGTATCGCAGTTGCTGGGTGGATCTGCCTATTCTAACTTCTTGGATTGTTTGGTCCAGATGGCCGATGCTAGGCGTGTTCCTGGATTGAAGGTAATGAAGATAACGAAGGTGCGCAGTCATAACGAGTTGCATAATGTACCAGTTGGTATTAAGATGATTAATATTGATGAAGAAGATAGGCGTGAATTGTATTTTAAATATATGAAGCCACTTCCTAAAAATGAGATGTATTGGTATAGCGATCCGAAGGAATCCAATGAAGAACGCGTACTTGCTGCGGTTATGACAGATGGTCATAATTTTAGTACCTCTGCGTTTGCTGTTGCGCTGGAAAGTGTGATGAAGTTGAGCAGTAAAACAGCTTTATATAATTGGCTTTCAAGAATGGAAAATCAAGGCTTAATTCGTAAACTTGATCATGGTCATTACTGTAAAGTAACTACTGAATTAGATGATTTTCTTGATTAACTCGACACAAAGAAAACAAAGACTTTGAAGACTTTGAAGACTTTGAAAGTCTTTTGGCAAAATAAAAAAAGACTTTGCGTGATTTGGTTTATCGAGAAGAGAGAGAGAGAAAGTCTTCATATTCTTCATAGTCTTCATATTCTGCCTATCGATGATTTACCCTGAAAAGTGCGTACTTTCGGATAAGAAAGAGAATTACTGCGAGTTTGCTCAAAACATACGTGGCGAGACTCATTGTGCGCTGGTTTTGGAGTGGTGGCATGATACTAGAGTTAGCCAGTTAGACAAGTGTTTTTTGAAAATTAAGAATCGCGCCAAGTTGTCATGGCGCAACAGGCAAATCAAAAAACAAAAATTACCCTGAGTGCAAAATATAAAATTACCCTGCGCCTAAAATATAATAGCCAAATATGACTCAAAAAAAGTGTTCAAAAATTGAGCAAAAATGCAAAAAAAACGATCAAAAGGTGCAATTTCGCATAAAAAATATTATGTATAACAGGACCTCAAAACACGAAAAAACACAAGTAAAAAAGTAAAATTAAAACTAACATTTTAAACGGCTTAAAGTGATCAAAAGAGCTTTTATTTTTAGTGCTTAATTTGCGCAAAAACGCGCTTTTTATTTATGCGGCTTGGTATGTTTAGGTAAAAAAAAACCGCGCTAAATGCGCGGCTTTTTTTGTTTAGTGTTGTTTAGTTATTCCAATTCTTTTTTAATCAATTTAAACGCATAATAAAGCGCAAAAAATGGAATAAATGTAAAGTAGTTGGCATGTATTTTTGTGAATGATCTTTTGTTTTGTTTAGTGTGTTTTATTGGTAGCAATCCAACAAAAAGCAAAATTAAACATAAATAAAAAGATCTTTTTAAATACTTATACACTGAACTAACCAAATTAAAACGCATATTATTAAATAAATATGCGCTATTTTTTCTAGTGTTTTAAACATGTTAATTCCTTTTTTTTTAATAAAGTATAGATGAAACATAATTCCATCTTTCATCATTATCAGAAATCAAATTAAAATAAAATATTAATTGCTCACTAGAATCAATATCAAATGAAGTGATTTCTCTTGTAATAACATCACCTTCAAAAAAGAATGTTACCGATGATCCAATTATCAGAGTTCTTTTAATTCTACTATTTTTAAAAAAATAATTATCTTTTAATCGTTCTTTTATTATTATTTTTTCTTTATACATGTTTTTTCCTTTTGTTTGACTAAGACGGCGCAATTCTGCGCCGTTTCTAGCATTTAGCCGTCTTCAGTTAGCCTTTTAAGTATATTCCAGGTTGTAAGTGTTCTAGCGGCAAACCATCAGGACCTAAATTTTTCCTATATTCAATAGCTTTATCAATTATTTTTAATGCGCCTTTTTGATCGTTTAAAATTGTAGTCCAATGTTTTTTTTCTTCTTCATCGTCTTTCATATCACTTTCTATGGTTTCGATCATTAAATCAATATCACTTTCTAAGTGTTCTTTTATAAGTGTTAAAACATAATCACCAAAATTAACAATTGTATTAAATGTAATTGGTTTTGATTCGTCTTCAAAATAAGAACGAACATCAATCATATTATCTATAAAGTGATCTAATGTAACTGCAACGGCGTTTCTTTCGTATTTATTCAATTTATACCTCTCTCTTTTGTTTGATTAAGACGGCCATAAAATGGCCGTTTCGACTCATTAAGTCTCGTCAGTTAATCTAGTATCTAATATTTGGTATTAAAGTAATTTTATCAGTAAACCTATCAACTTTATCTGTGAAAACTTGCCCAAATATTTTACCAAATGCGTTGCCTTCTTCATCTTGAGAAAGTTCAATTTGATCATGTGATCTAAAAGTTTTTAAAAAATACGTTAATTCTTCAATAGTGTCAATCGTACCACGATTCTTTATAGTTTTCATAATCCTATTATACTTTCTATCTTGCTCATTTTGTTTATCAATTTGTATTTCACGCATGATTTTAAAATATTGTTTTCTCTCTCTTTCTTTCTCTTTTTCTTTTATTGTTTTCGCATATGGCGTGTTAATTAAAGATTTTCCTAATTTTGTTAGTTGGTAATAACCTTTTTTATTAACACGAATACGACCACTATATTTTAAATTAGTTAAAACAGTTCCATAATATCCACTTTGATAAGGTCGATTATTTAAACTACATATAAAAGTAATTAACTTTTTATATCTTAGTTTTGGCGTTTTATCAATATACTTAAATATTTTAGTCATTTTTGATTCTTTCATTTTGTACCTCTCTTTTTGTTTAATGATATTTATAAGAAATGTTTTTTACTTTAGGATCCCAACACAAACGACACGAACCACATTCATTATTATTTTTATAACTAAGACATTCAACACCAATAAAAGATTTATCTTTATGAACTGAAGATGTGGCGAAAAATGTTTTAGGTGGTTTAGTGTCGATCATATGCGCACTAAAACGAATTACTAGATTTTTAGGTATCTTACCACCTTGTTTAATATATTTGTTTACAATGCCATACTCTCTAGTTGGTAACCAATGCTTTACATTTGGTGTCATTTTGCAAACTTCAATAATTTTCTTTAAATGGTCAACACTTTGCAAATCCCCACTATCATGCCACCTAAAAAAGTTTTTATCTTTTTTATTATCTTGATTATTAATTAAATATGCTAATGCTTTACTCCATTTAGGTTTTTTAATGTTTTTTGTTTTTGGTTGCAACTTGGTAGTCCATTTATATCTAGCATAATTGCCTTTTAATGCATAACAACCATAACACACAGAATTTTTAACATTTACTAATTTAGAACCTTTTATGCAATCTAATGCGCTTAAATTATATGAGTAACATGGCATTTTAGAAGTACATGATAGGTAACTACCTAAAATCTCTTTAGCTTTTATTTTATTCAATTTCTCTCTCTCTTTTGTTTGTTTTGAATTGTTGCGCTCTCTCAATGCGCTTTTAAATTTATTATATATATTAATCTGAGTCAACACCTATTGAAATAAAAATATTGAGTCAAAGCAAAAACAAAAAGAAAGTTGGCGCATAATGTCAAATAGTCAAACTAACAAATTTTAAAATGCTAAGTTCAACAATATCAACACTTAGTATTGCGCATAATATACATTATGTATAATAGGATCGGATACACCAAGTCAAACCACCCAAAATGCCACTTACCGCGTCTTAAAATTTTCCTCTTCGTTTTTGTCAACACCCCTGCGTAAATTCCACTATGGAAGAAGTCTGGAGTAACCTAACAGATGACAACACTGACAAGTGGCTTCATGCTATCGACCGCGCAGATCGCTACCACACAATGATTCTAGTTTTCCGAAGTGGTTTGATCGAACCATCCCTGCGCCACCTACAACTCGCAGCACACCAGTTCTACGATCGTATGTCTCCACAGGAGTTACGAGTGTTTAAAGAACGTATTCGTGGCCATGCATTTGTAGATATTGCGCAGGAAATGGAAATAACCGAGTCCTCAGTCAAAGAATATTGGCGCAGGACGTTAATTAAAATAAAAGCTGTCATCGAAAGCTCTAATAAGGAAGATGGATAAGAAAACAAAGAAAATAGATCCTGAAAAGGTAAAAATGCTTGCTAGTTTTGGCTGCAACTACATCGAAATCGGCAAATACTTTGAAGTGTCCGAAGGTACAATACGCAAACACTTCAAAGCAAAGGTAGAAGCTGGTAAAGAAGAGATGAAGTTCAAACTGCGCAGATCCATGTGGGTTAGCGCAATGGAAAACAACTCAATTGCTATGCAGATCTTCATGGCCAAGAATTATCTTGGCATGACAGATAAAACCGCTGTAGACATGACAGGTAATTTAGAAACAGTGCTAAAAGAGTGCGGTTTCGAGGATAATCCGATTGATAAAGTCAATACTGAACAAGCAAAAGCTATGGAGGATTTTGGGATACCAACCGACTCCACAGCAGTTGGCCGTTCATAACAGTAAAGCTAGGTATCGCGTCTGCTTAATGGGCAGACGTAGTGGAAAATCCTACATGGCAGCGCATGAGATCATGCCTTGGCTGCTCACACCCAACACACGTGGTTGGATTGTAGGACCAAACTACTCACTGGCAAATAAGATTGCACGTGAGGTAAAGCGTATTGTAATGACAGAACTAAAACTGCCATTGGAAAGCAAGAAAGAGATTTCTGGCGATTTATACTATATGAAGCTCGCAGGCTTAAATAGTGAAATAGTTGTAAAATCGGCTGACGCAGTCGACAGTTTGATAGGAGATGGTTGACCGAAAGGTCAATCAGAATATACAGAGCATTGATTACTTAATAATAGATGAAGCAGCACTTATCCCACGCAATACATACGAGATGTATTTAAGACCTACACTAGCAGATCGTCAAGGTTGGTGTTTATTTATTAGTACACCGCGCGGATTCAACTACCTGCACAAGCTCTACAAAGATTTTGGTAAGAATCCTGAGTTTCCTGACTGGGAATCATGGCGATTTCCATCTACAGTATCTCCATATTTTAAAGATGATGTAGAGGAACTCAAACGCACACTCACGAAAGAAACCTACAGGCAGGAGTTTCTTTGCGAGTTTCAGTCTTACCAGGGCAAGGTATATCCACTAGATAGAGAAAGGCAGATACGTGAGGATGTAACCTACGATCCATCGAAGCCTGTATATATGGGTATAGATTTTGGCTATCGTCACAGCGCAGCAATTATCGTGCAGTTGCATAAGCGTGAGAAAAACTTTGCTGAAGTACACCAAATTGACGAAGTCAACCTGCAAAACACGCGTACAGAGGAGTTTGCACGTAAAATTAACTCACTTGGCTACGAATTTACTGGTATATGGGGCGATCCAGCAGGATCTGGCACAAATTTGCAGTCAGGAATTAGTGATATAGCCGTTTTTAAGCAACATGGCCTAAACGTCAAGATAAAACGTGATGCAGTAACCAGAAATGTAGTGTCTGGAGTATCGCATGTACGCAGGTGGTTTGAGGATGCCAATGGTGATCCTCACTTTTTTATTGATCCTAAGTGTAAGGCAAGTATCGAATCATACGAAAATTATCATTATCCAGAGCATCGTGAAGATCAAACACTGCGCCACGAACCTAAAAAGGATGGTAAGTTTGACCATCACTGCGATGCACTTAGATTTTTACTTACTAATTTGTTCCCAATGAAAAACCGACACGCTGGTGTCATCGATTTCTTTTAAAGGTAGATAGAATATGCTAATTATCCAAGATCAATCAGAAGGCGCATTAGTAAGCGCATTACAAGAGCAGTTAAAATATATCGAGGATGAGCGCACTCGCGAGCGTGACTATTTGATGGACTTCTACGAAGGCATCAACCTAGAACACTACGTGAGTGACTATTTTGGTCCAGAAACCCTGCGCCAGACAGTCATTCCAGAGAATAATTTAACACGCCGAGTTTGCAGCCTGCGCAGTATGACCTATAAACGTCCACCGCGCATGAGAGCAAGTGAATTGTATATGAATGCAATTGACAAGCATGGCCTGAACGCACAGCGCAGGATCTTGGAGCGTTTAACGTTTCTTTTGGGTAATATGGCATTTAGGAGTAAGTGGAACGAAGTAGATCAAAAGATAGAATACGAGATATTATCTCATTTTACACCGCTTTTCTTAGCTGGAGATAGCAGAGAGAAGCCTATTGGCGTTATGTACCCAATCGAAAATCAAGGCAACGCCAGATCTTCGGATGTGGTCAACGCAGTATGGACTGAGGAAAGATATGGTGTACCAGGAAGGCATTTCTTAGTCGATGAAGAAGGCAAAGTGATGAGTGTGAACGAAAACGATATAAATCCATATGGAGTCCTTCCAGTAACGTTTTGCCATCGCTATCCACCGATCAGAGATTACCACGTAGGCAACGCACTGGATGTAGTCAAAACAGATTTAGCAGTCAATGTTGCACTACTAGAATTAAACCTAGCTATTCGCTATGGATGTTTGGGTATTAAATTTATTACTGGTGTAGATGATCCAAGTCGTATCACGATTGGCACTGATAAAATTTTGTATCTTCCAGAGCAAAGTAATTTTGGTGTTACATCTAGCGGTGGTAATTTAAATCAAATTATAGATTCCACAAGATTTCTAGTGGAAACCACATTAAATAACAATCACATTCGTGCAAAATACGCCAGAGATGACTCAGGCAACGCACCCAGCGCAGCTAGTTTATCTATTATTGAAATGGAAAACATGGATGAGCGCAGCGCAATGACTGAGGACACATGGCGTCCTTGGGAGCAGCGCAGATATAAGGTAGACAAAAAGATTTTAGAAGTAGAAGCAAATATTAACGTAGGTGACGAATATAGTGTTGACTTCTTAGAACCAAACTACGCATTAACACCAGAAGCAGAGATTATGCTATGGAGTTGGCGTTTTGATCGTAATTTAGCACAGCCTATTGACTGGTTTCAATATCACAACCCAGATGCAGGACCAGATGATATAGCTAAATTTGAAGAACAACAAGCTGAAGCACAAGAACCTGCACCACAAAATAGACTACTCAATATCTTAAATGCCAACAATAGACCAAGCAGTTAACTCGTATGAAAGCAGTATCGATGATAGCATCACTGGATTTACAGAGGATGTGGAAAACCTTGAGGAAGAAGGTGTCTCTACAGCGGAAATATTGGGTATTGTCGCTGCAATTGATTTTTCGTCCTATTTTATTGAAGAGCTACGCTTTTCTACCGCAATCAACTCCTTTATGGCTACAACAGAAGATATTCTTACTGATTTGCCGTTTTTTGGGAATCCAAGCGAAACACAACTCTTGGCTATCCAAAATTTATCAAGGCAAGGCATAGAAGGAGTTAGTAGGCAGGTGTTTAACTCAATGCAGAATGCAATGGTTTCAGGTCTTTCTAGTGGTTTACGTGGTGAACAATTAAAAGATTTAATGCGTAATTCAATTAAGGCGAATGTACCTCGGTCTGAGAACATAATCGGTACGCTACTAGGCGATTACAGGCGTTCTGTGATAGCTACAATGGCTATGGGTTTACCAGAAGATACTGAATATGAATATATTGGACCAGATGATGAAAAAACTAGACCAATATGCAGAACATTTTTAGCTAGTGGACCATTAACGAAATCTGAAATACGACAAGTGAAGCCAGATGCATATGAGCATGGCGGTGGAGTAAATTGCAGACATTACTGGAGTCCTGTAGATGTTTAAACTGCAAGACATATTGAAGTTTAACGAATCTGATGTGAAGAAAATGGCGCAGAATACTGTTAGAAGGCATAAGAAACAGATTTTAGATGGAAAAGATTTTAAAGGTAAGAAATTTGAACAGTATTCACCTGCGTATGCAAAGCGCAAAGGTGTATCTAGAGGTGATGTAAACTTAAAACTATCTGGTAAAATGCTAAATGCATTCAATGTACAACGCACCAAAGTTAAAAAAAATCAAGAAATACAATATTTGTACGGCATCAAGAAAAATAAGCAAGGAACAAAAATGATGGAACACAGCACTGGTGTACCAGAAAAAAATCTACCAAAACGTTCCATAGCTGAAAATCAACAATTGGGTGACGATGTTGAAGAAGGTGTCGTAAAAGACTTCGCCAATACAATTGGCAAGAACCTATCACGTATGAGCAAGACACACGTAAAGTTAAACATATAGGAGTGACAGTATGTCCGAAGAACAAAACGAAGTTGCACAGCCAGTGCCTGAACCTACAGTTGAGTCTGTAGAACCAGAAAAAAAAGAAGAAGAAAGCCAACCGCAACTCGAAGTTGGCAATCTTATCGCGGAAAGCAAGAAATACCGCGCTCGCGCACAAAAAAGTGAGCTGGAACTTGCAGAATTACGCAAAGAAATCGAGGATTCTCGTGTATCTCAAATGGAAGAGCAAGAGCAATGGAAATTACTTGCCGAGGAACGCGCAGCAAAGTTAGCGGAACTTGAACCCATTGTTGAAGCTGCAAAGAAGCAAGAAGCAATGCTTCGTGCTGAGTTGTTAATGGAGATACCAGAAGAAGAGCATGCCACATTCGGAGAGTTACCTCTGGAAGCATTGCGTGCTATAGTAAAAAAACTAAAAACACAACGCGTTAGTGTTTCTAATGCTCCATCTAAGCCAGTCAATGATAGCAATGTTGAATTAAGGAAGATTAAAGACGAGGACAGGCGTATGAATTGGAGCAATATATTAGATTCCTATAAACGCAAATAACAGTAAAAGGATATAATCATGGCTGATGGTAACGTAACAACTACCACCGCGGCTAAGTTCATCCCTGAATTATGGCGAGACGCAATCCTGGACTATGCAGAACGTAAGTTCGAGTTGCGTAATCAGGTGATGGACTTTTCATCCGAATTACCTTCTGGAGATACACTTCATATACCAAAGGTAACAGAGGAGACTGCCGCCGCAAAATCCGCAGGAACTGCGGTAACTTACACAAACAACACAGATGGTGAAGTCACTATTAGTGTTGATCAACATCATTATGAAGCGAAGAGAATAGAAGATATAGTCCGCGTTCAGGAAAGTGCAAACCTTTTTGGTGCATATGCTCAGTCTATGGGTTATGCATTAGCTAAAAAGGTTGAAAACTACTTGGCAGTGGATGTACTTCAATCTGCGAGTGGTAATGATGTAACTCTTGGAACAGATAACCAAGTAACCTCTGCAAAGCTACGTGAAGGTTTACAGAAGTTATTAGACGCAGGTCACGATTACGCTGATGGTGAAACATTCTTATATGCATCACCTGCTGCGTACATGTACCTCTTGAGTTTGCAGGATTTTTATGATTCATCTCGTAGAGGTGACGATCAGAATCCTAATGTCTCTGGTGGCGTAGGCTTCATTTATGGTATGCCAACATACATCTCAACTGATTGGGATGATGATGGCGGTACTGGTGATGAAACTGCGACTGTATTCAAGAAAGAATCAGTGTACATGGCAATGCAGATCGCACCCAGGGTGCAGTCAGCATATGATATAGATCACTTATCGACAAGCGTGGTTGCCGACATTTTGTTTGGCGCATCTTTGTCACATGGTGCTTCTAGTACATCACTTGGAGTTGTTAACTTCAACAATCCATCTTAATAGTATATAAAGATGATGAATAATGTGGGTGGGCAATTTTGCCCACCCATGTTCATAGGAGAAAACATGAAATATTTTAAAAGAAAAGATGGTTCGGTTTTTGGAAAACTAGATACCATAAGCAAAGAAACTATTGATAGTTTTATTAAAAAAGGCTATGAGCCATGTAACGAAAAAGGCGAAGTAAAGAAGCCTAAAAGAAAACTTTCATTAAAGAAAAAGAAATGAAAACAAACGATTTTTTATGTCATCGTTGCAACTATAAGTGGGAACAGTTATGGTCCAAAGATGATAAAATACGTTGCCCAAAATGCGGATCATTTAAATTTCGCAAGTTAATTGCAAGTCCAATGATTCACAGTAAAACAATTTCAGATGCCAGTCTAAGAAGTCAAGGCATCATAGATTAAACCAAAATGCCCATGAGAGCAGCCAAGCTCGGTAAGGCATTAGAAAAGGAGAAAAAAGATGGCTGATCTATCCAAACATTCAGTGGTTGAATCACTGAATATGTCTAGCTCTGCACAGCATTCAGTACAATCCGCACAAAGCGTAGCCACAGGCACAGAATATAATTTAAATGTAACTGCGGTTCATACAATCATATTACAACCTAGCAGCGATGTATATTATGGTTTTAGTTCATCCTCAAGTGACATGATTAGCGCATCCAATAGTTTGTATCTTTCAGGTGGTGATACCATTTATGAATTAGCAGTACCACAAGGTATTGGATCAGCGGTATACCTGCACTTACTTGGTAAAGGTGCAACCTCGACAGTACGAATTGTCTTAGCATAGGAGCATAGCATGGCATCATTTAAAAATTTAGTTAGCACAACATCCGCACAAATATCATCTGGCGGTACGATAACAGGATCATTGGTAGTAGAAGGAGATCTCCAGGTTGATGGCGGTGGTTCACTCAGTTTCGATGAGATAGTACAAGGCACGCAAGTAATAGATGTAACCAATACAGAAGCACTACTGGTTAGAAAAAATGGAGATGCTGGTGATGTATTTATAGTAGATACCACAAATTCAAATGTAAAAATTCCAAATGGTTTATTAGAATTAGGA